TTTGAGTTAGCATCTGATGTAGTAATTGATGAAGCTGAAATGGTTGATGGTTTACTTAAAATTAAACTTGGTTTTAAAAAACCAAAAGAAGTTGAAGGTATTAAAGTAGAAGTAAAATGATGCCTTACAACAAAGAAGAAAATGATTGGTTAGATCCAGTCCTTTAATTCTTCGCCCATAACTTCTGTGGCGATATTAACTTTAGTACGAAGGGCTTTGACGATTTTTTCGTCAACAGTCCCTTCGGCTATTATATCAATATAAGTCATAGGTTTCTCTTGACCAATACGATCTATTCTAGCTTCAGATTGTTGACGTTTTTCTAAATCATATCCGTTAGAATAATAAATCATAGTAGAAGCTCCTGTTAATGTAATTCCATATCCACCTGTTTGTGGTGTACCAACAATAAATCTAACTTCGCTTTTTGGATCTTGGATTAATTTAATTGCTTTTTGTCTATCCTCTGTTGATGTATCTCCATAATAAGTAACAACAGATTTATCTCCATATTCTTTCTTAATAGCTTCAACTATAACTTCTATATCATATCTATAATGAGCCCATATAACTGCTTTACCTTCCATTTCAGATAAAACATCTATTAATTCATCTAAACGGTTTGATTTTAATGTTTGTGTTGCACCGTCATCAGATTTAAAATGACCACAAGTTATTTGATGTAATCTCATTAATTGAGTTATAACATTTACAGTAGTAATCATTTTTCCATTAAGTTCTGCAAGTGCTAATTTTTTCATTTGATCGTATACTTTTTTTTGCTCATCGGTTAATTGAATAGTTCTTTTCATAAAAGTTTTAGGTGGTAAATCTAAACAATCGTCTTTTAATACTCTGTATGAAAAAGGTTTTAACTTATCTGATAATTCTCCAAGATTTCTATAGCCAACAACCAAATGTATCATACGTCCACTTATATTAACTTGTTTTAAAACAGCGTATCTTGTCTTGAAACTATAATATGATTGATGATCTAATAACCAAGGATCTAAAAAATAACATTGAGTAAATAAATCTAAAGGAGATTTAGTTACCGGTGATCCAGTTAATATTCTTTTATATTTAACATCACGACCTAAATTTAAAATAGTTTTAGTTCTTATTGCTTCTGGATTTTTAATAGTAGTAGACTCATCTATTGCCATTAAAGTTTTATGGCAGCTTAAAAATTTTTCTGCAAATTGTTTTCCTTTTTTAGTGGAGAATGATTCTACATTCATAATTAATATGTGAAGATCGTCACTAGATTTAAATAAATTATTTAATTCTTTTTCTTTAGTTTTGCTAATAGTAGCTTCCCAAAGCACCATTGTTTTTTCAACGTGGTTGGCCATGTGAGTTGGTATTTCGGAATCAAACCAATTCTTATAAACACCTTTTGGAGCTATGATTAATACACCATTAATATGTCCTTTATCATAAAGCATAGAAATATTATCAATAAGTACTTTTGATTTACCAGTACCCATTTCCATGAAATAAGCAAAAACCTTCTTATCCCATGACATTTCTAATGCTTTTAACTGATGCGCAAATGGTTTAGTCTTAAACTTATAATGCATATAATTATTTATTCTTTCTATTTGACAAGTGTATACTAAAAGAGATATACCTTGTCAAGAAATATGGAAGAAAAAATTGTTTACGTAATTCAGGACGTTCCTGGAAGCAGAGAAGGTAGGCCCAAAATTAATATTATTGGGGCTGCTAACTTTGGTAAATTGAAAGTTTTGTTACCTGAAAATGCGCAAATAATTTTAAGTTCTGGTCCTGTAGTTTTTAAATTAAAAAAATTATTAAAAGATTACAAACCAAATGATTATTTATTATTAACGGGTGATCCTGCAATAATAGGTGTTGCATGTTCCGTAGTTTCAGATTATACTAATGGCCGATATAATCTTCTTAAATGGGACAAACAAGAGAGAAGATATTATCCAATAGAAATAAACTTAAACCAGAAAGAAGAAGCTAATGTCGAAGATAAACTTTGAGACTGATCAAATAAAATCTGTAACACAGATTGACACTGCTAAAACTTTATCAGATAAAGTTATAGAGTTAAAAGATTTAGAAGACGAAATTACAAACGCAGAAGAAAGTATTAGTAAATTAAAAGAAAAAGCTAGAATACTTTCTCAGGTAGAAATACCTTTAATGATGCATGAAATGCACATAACAAAATTAAAGCTAAAAGATGGTGAGTCTGTAGAAGTAAAACCTTTTTACAGTGCATCTATTGTTCCAGAAGTTCAGGAACAAGCTTTTGAATGGCTTCGTAACAACGGTCTAGGTGATATTATTAAAAATGATATTACCGTTACCTTTGGTCGTGGCGAAGATAACAAGGCAGTAAAATATACTGACCTTGCACGAGGTCAGGGTTTTGAACCAGTCCAGAAAATTGGTGTTCATACCCAGACACTCAAAGCGGTAGTCAGAGAGCGTCTCGAAGCTGGACAAGAGATGCCCTCTGATTTATTTAAAACGTTTGCGGGTAACCAAACAAAAATAACAAGGAGAAACTAGAAAATGGAAACGAGTAACGAGAAACAAGTAGCTAATAAGTCGTCACAATTACCTTCTTCAATATTGTTTGAAGGTGATGCTCAGGCAGGTTTTGAGAATGTAAAGACAGGAAGTCTTGCTTTACCTATCTTAAAACTTTTACAAAACGGTTCAGCAGAAGCTCAAAAACGTAATGCAAATTATGTTCAGGGTGCAGAACCAGGAATGTTACTAAATACAGTAACAAAGAAAGTTTATGATGGCGCTAAAGGAATAGATGTTATTCCTTGTCATTATAAATTAGAATATCAAGAATGGTCTGATTTTGGAACAGGTTCAGGAAGACCTGAAAACATTTATCCAGATAATTCTGATATACTAACAAAGACAACTCAAGATGCTTTAAAGAAAGATAGACTACCGAATGGTAATTACATTCTAACAGTAGGACAACATTTTGTCTTAATATTAGACAGTGGTACTACTGAATCTGCTTTAATATCTATGAGTTCGTCTCAAGGTAAAATAAGTAGAAAATGGAATTCTATGATGATGTCTATCACTTTAGATGGTAAAGACGGACCTTATACTCCGGCATCTTTTAGCCACATTTATAGAATATCAACTATCTTAAATTCCGGAAAGGGAAACCAATGGTATGGATATAATGTCCAAAAAGTTGGCCCTGTTAATGATTCGGCAACTTATGAAAGAGCTAAACAGTTCTATCAAAGTTTAACGAACAGCGGAAAATAATTAATAAATTGGGTGGTAGCAATACCACCCAACAAAATAAGAGTGGATATGTTAGAAAGATTCAAAGAGATATTTGCCGGTTTGCAAACAGCCTATGGGCAAACAAAAATTACAGATGAACTTTCTGAAAATGGTAAACATGAAGCAAAATCATTTACTAAAAAAGAACCAGTAACAGATTTACTTTGGCAAAAGCATTTAAATGGTGATGAACCTGCGTTAGGAATTGTTCCAATAAGAGAAGATAATAAGTGTAAATGGGGATGTATTGATATTGATACTTATCCATTTGACCATAAAGATTTTATTAAAAAAATTAGAGATAAAGGTATACCAATGATTTTATTTAGATCAAAATCAGGTGGGGCTCATGTATTTTTATTTACTAAAGAATTTGTGGCAGCAAGTTTAATGAGAGAAAGATTAAAAAAGATTGCAGGTATATTAGGGTATGCAAAAGCTGAAATATTTCCTAAACAAGATTACATTAGAGCTGAAAGAGGAGATACAGGAAGTTTTTTAAATGTTCCTTATCATGGAAACGATAAATCAGTTAGATTTGCATTTGATGATAATGGAGAGCAATTGAAGGTAGAAGACTTCTTTAAATTATATGATCAATATTCTTTGACTGAGAAAGATTTGTTTAATTTAAAAATATCTGAAGTAGATAATTCAGATGATTTTTTAAAAGGTGCTCCACCTTGTTTACAAACAATATTAAAAGATGGAATGCCGGAAGGTGGAAGAAATGATATGATGTATAATATTGGTGTTTACTTAAAGAAAAGATTTCCTAATGAATGGCAAACAAAGATGTATGTTTATAATGAACAATACATGAAGCCACCTTTACAACATAATGAAATAACAAGATCAATAGAGTCTGTTGGTAAAAAAGAATACCGTTATAAATGTAAACTAGAGCCTATTGTTAGTTTTTGTAATGCCAAACTATGCTCTAAAAGAGAATTTGGGGTTGGGGACGATGTTCCTCCTCCAGAAATAACAGGGATAAGTAAGTATATGTCAGATCCTCCTATATATTTTGTAAACATAGATGGTGATAGTGTTGAAGTAGACAATATAACTTTACATGATCCAGAAAAATTTTCAGTAGCGTGTATGGATCAAATATCTAAACCAATGCTTCCAATAGGTAAAATTATATGGAGAAAACAATTAATCAAACTGTTTGAAAAACTACAAGAATTAAAAGCTCCTGATTCAACTAAGATAGATGTTCAAATGAAAGATCTACTTGGTGATTTTATAAATAAGGCTCCAGGTAAAAATATAGATGATTTAAAAAGGGGAATATCGTTTACTGAAGAGGGAATTACTCATTTTAGATTTTTGGATTTTTGGAAGTATTTACAAAGATCTAAGTCTTGGATTTTACAGAAACCAAAAACAATAAGGTTATTAAAAGAATTATTTGATGCTGAAGAAGAGACAATTAAAATAGATAAAAAATCTTGCAGAACAATGAGGATGCCTACTATTAAAATAGATAAGCCAAATGTAAGACAAACAAAAATGAAAGAATCTAGTTTAGTATGAAAAGAATAATTATTCCAGGCCCCCCAGGAACAGGTAAGACATATCATTTAATTAATCATTATTTAAAAAAGGAGATTGAAGAACATAAAACTCCTACAAATAAAATTGCTTATATAACATTTAGTAATGCAGCAGCTGACGAAGCTAAAAAAAGAATAGGTAATATTTTTACAAGGTATAATGTTAGAAGCGATTTTCCACATGTGTCTACAATGCATACCTTAGGAACAAGACAATTAAATATAGACACTAATACACAACTATTGAAAGATGATAAGTGGAATGCATTTAAGAATTTTTCACAGATATGTAAAGATATGTCTTTTGAATCAGACTTAAATGATTCAGGGTTTACGGTTTATAAGAATGACCATATGAAAATAATTGAATATGCAAGAGCTAAGAAAATTTCAATTGTTGATGCGGCGGTTGATTTAGATAAAAAAGATTTTATAGATATATGGTTAACAGAACAAATTGATGCTGATTTAAAATCATACAAACAACAAACAGGGATGGTTGAATTCTCTGATATGATTAAACAGTTTATTGAGAAAGATAAGTGTCCCCCACTCAACGCTGTCTTTCTTGATGAAGCACAAGATCTGAATCCTCTGCAATGGGATATGTTCTTTTACATTGAATCAAAATGTGAAAGATCTTACATTGCGGGGGATGACGATCAAACAATATATACTTTTCAAGGAGCTGATGAAAATATATTTATAAATTTAGAAGGAGAGAAGGACCCAAGAATAGAATCAAGAAGAGTTCCTAGAGAAGTACATAAAGTAGCTTTAAGCATATTAAAAAATATAGATAATAGATTAGAAAAAGAATGGAAACCAAGAGACGCAGAAGGTAAAGTTTTTCATAATCAATTTTTAGATAACATAGATTTTAATTCTGGAAACTGGATGGTTATAGCAAGAACTAATAAAATGTTGCCTACAATAAAGGATCATTTAATTTCCTTAAACCTTAGATTTGACTGTAAATTCAATAGCTTAGACAGACCTATACAAGCATATAGAATTTGGGTTAGGTTAAATGAAGGCGCCACTGTCGGTGCCGAAGAAGCTAAAATAATCTATAAATATTTAAATGTTAAAAATAAACAAATAAAGAAAAATTATTCGTTGGGTAAATCTTTAGATAAGGCAGATTTTGTAGATTTAAATGATTTAAGAATGGACCATGGATTATTAGTTTATGGAAGTTGGGAACAATTAAACATAGATGAAGATATTAAATTATATATGAAAGCATTAATAGCAAACGGAGATGATTTATTTAGCAAAGCAAGAATTAAGATATCTACAATACACGGAGTAAAGGGTGAAGAATGTGATAATGTTGTTTTATTTACCGATCTAAGAAAGGTAATATATGAAGCAGCTAGAATAAAAGCTGATCCCGAACATCGTTTGTTTTTTGTAGGTGTAACCAGAGCAAAGGAGAATTTATATATTATGCAACCAACAGAAGAATATTATTACACAATAGGAGATCCAATATGAGTAATAAAATATATTTTAAACAAATTGGAGGGGCCCATTACAAAAGATATAAAATACAGCCTTCTATCTTTATTAATGAAAATAAGATACTATTTGCAGAAGGTAATGCAATTAAATATATTTGCAGACATCAAGACAAAGGTAAGAAGCAAGATATATTAAAAGCAATTCATTATTTAGAAATGATATTGGAAAGAGATTATAAAGATGAGAGGTAAAAAAATGGCAGTATTTGATTTAGGATTATTTACAGTGTTATGCATATATTGTTTTTTAATAATGGTAATATAAATGTTTGAAGCTCAAAAAGAATGGATTTGTCCTGAAAACTTTCCAAATTTAAAAGGTTATAGTCATGTAGCTATAGATTTAGAAACTAAAGACCCTGATTTAAAATCAAAAGGATCTGGTGCAATAAGAGGTAATGGACAAATTGTTGGTGTAGCAGTAGCTGTAGATGGCTGGTCAGCTTATTATCCAATTGCTCATGAAGGAGGTGGGAATCTAGATAAAGATAAAGTAATGGCATGGGTTAAAGAAGTTTGTGCCGCTCCTAATATTAAATTATTCCATAACGCAATGTATGACGTATGCTGGCTTCGAGCAGCGGGCATCGAGATTAAGGGAGAGATTGTAGATACTATGGTTATGGCATCTTTAATTGATGAGAATAGATTATGGTATTCTTTAAATAGTGTTTCATTTGATTATTTAGGTAAAACTAAAAATGAAACTGCTTTAAATGAAGCAGCTCAATCTTGGGGAATAGATCCAAAGTCTGAGATGTATAAACTTCCAGCGATGTATGTTGGATCCTACGCAGAAAAAGACGCAGAACTTACATTAGAGTTATATAAAGTATTAGACAAAGAAATTAAAAATCAAAAGTTAGAACAAATATTTAAATTAGAATCTGATTTATTTCCTTGTTTGATAGATATGAAATTTAAAGGAGTCCGAGTTGATGTAGAAAAAGCAAAATTACTGAAACAAAAGCTAACATTACAAGAAGAAGAGTTGTTAGTAAAAGTAAAACAAGAAACAGGGATAGCCCCACAAATTTGGGCTGCAAAATCAATTGCCAAAGTTTTTGATAAATTAGGTTTACACTACGAAAGAACTGAGAAATCATTAGCACCTTCCTTTACAAAGAATTTTTTACAAGAACATAAACACCCTATAGTCCAAATGATTGCCAAAGCAAGAGAAATAAACAAAGCTCATACAACTTTTATAGATACAATTCTAAGATTTGAACATAAGGGAAGAATACATGCTGACATAAATCCAATTAGATCTGATGTTGGTGGGACAGTTACAGGAAGGTTTTCATATTCTAATCCAAATTTACAACAAATTCCGGCTAGGGATAAAAATTTAGGTCCTATGATTAGGTCTTTGTTTTTACCTGAGATAGGACATAAATGGGGATGTTTCGATTATTCACAGCAAGAACCAAGATTAGTTGTACACTACGCAGCTGAGATAGAACCTATTTGTTTTGATGAAGCTGTTGAAAACATTGTAGTAAAATTTAAAGAAGGAAATGTAGACTTTCATAAAACTGTAGCTGATATGGCAAATATATCTAGGTCTCAAGCTAAAACAATTAATCTAGGTTTGTTTTATGGAATGGGTAAAGCTAAATTACAAGCTGAATTAGGTTTATCAACTAAAGGTGAGGCTGAGAATTTATTTAATCAATATCATGACAACGTTCCTTTTGTTAAAGAGCTAATGACTTACACTTCTAGATTAGCAAATCAAAATGGATACATAAAAACTTTATTAGGAAGAAAATGTAGATTTGATAAATGGGAAGTAGATGAATTTAAATTTGGAGTTATGTCTACACCTCTAACAAAAGAAGAAGCAGCTAGAAAATTTAAAGAAAATTATATTTTAAAATATCCAGATGTAGTCAATGATGAAAAAAAAATGAAACAATTAGAAGATGAACCTAAAATTAAAAGATGTTTTACATACAAAGCATTAAACAAATTAATTCAAGGATCTGCAGCAGATATGACAAAAAAAGCTATGCTAGATTTATATAAAGAAGGTATTATACCTCATATACAAATTCATGATGAATTAGATATTTCAATTAAAGATGATTCTGAGGCTAAAAAAATTGTGCAGATAATGGAAAATGCTGTAGCAGATAAAATGTTAATACCTAACAAAGTAGATTATGAATCTGGTGATAACTGGGGACAAATCTTTGATTGATCATGTCTTATTTAAATGCTAACATACCTCCATTATATTGTAACATAAGGAAGGAATATTTATATGATCTTAAACAACATCACGGAGAAATTGAAAATTGTGTGGTCTTTGGTATTGCGAGTATACCTGGCCGTGCAATATTATTTCATTGTTTACTTGAATCAGGTGCAATTTATTACAGATTACCTATCAGCGCTTTTATTCAAAAAGGGTTTGATCGCAGAAACGTACCAGACCAAGATATCAATGATCTTGAGTTATGGAATTCATTTAGTTATTTTCCTAGCGTTATCTGCTTTGATTTTTTAAAAGGTCAATCTTGTAAATATTTTAGTGGAGGTAAAACACATAATGCAGAATATTTATTTACTATTGACTGGGCGCATCCAGATGTTAATATCCTCAATACAGAACATTCCGAAATGGTTTCTGAACATAAGTGTGCTCATGTTCTCAAGCTTATTAACGGTAATTTCGCTGCTCAGCCTAACAATCGCATTCTTTGGAATGTGCCTAATTTCACTAATTATTCAGGGGTACCAGACTATAAAGTACAAACTACTGAATGGAATGTGGAAAACAAAAATTGGGTAACAGAGGACTCTGACAATATGTTTTACCAAGTGGAGGACAAAAAATGAGTAAAGAAAAATTAACGTTTGTAGTAACTACTCTTGTTACAACTACTTTATGTATTGTTGTATTAAGTATGGTTATGACTCTTATGACTGGTCTATTTGATGAAAAAGTAGACAATGCCGAAATATTTAAATTAATATCCCCTGCCTTTCAAACAATCATCGGGGGCTTTATCGGTCTTTTAGCTGGTGTAAAGTTAAAAGCAAATGATGACGACAAAAACTGCAACTGCAAGTAATTGTATTAACAATCTAGCAGTTGGATGCTGCTTATTAAATCACTGTAAATGCCATGACAATAAAGACTATAGTAATAAAGTATTTGATAGTAGCTCTACTAGCGTTTGTATTAGGTACATTCTTTCC